GTAGTAATCGAGTAATAACGTGTGGTAGATTAATTTATGATTTAGTGGAGCTCCCAAGTATAGCGAACTAAGGAGGAATACTTGATGAGTGTTGAACCATCTAAGCGAGCTATGTATGCTAAGGGTTTCCAATAATTTGATGAAAAACCACATTTATCATCTACAATGAATATCTTAGTGAAGAATAATGAGAAATAATTTAAGAAATAGATAAGACGTTTATATAAGGATAGAGATTGCTAGAATGATTTAGCAAAAACTGTATAAATTAATCAGTAAATATCGGATTTGGAGTTTAATCATTTATTGGATAATGATTAATATAAACCTAGGAATATATTTAATCCCCATATAGGCGTTAAGTCAACAATTGGTTATATTTCATGGTCTATTATGCATACTTTTAAGAAGATAAGTGATACGTATGATATGCCTGGCTATGAGGATACTTTTATTCATGGCTTGTCAAATCAGGATTTAATAAAGAAGATTGAAAAGGTATATGCCTAATTTAAAGATCCTGTCACTTTAGCTTGGGATGGAGCAAACTTTGATTCCACGTAGAATGCTTAATAAATGGCGATTGATGTAATTGTTATGGATAAAATTGTGTAGTAAGTATGCGCTGATTTAAAGTATAATTAGGATTAATATTAAGAAATCAAAAAATTCTGTGCGTCTATTTCATCTAAGGTAAGGATGCATTATCCTAAATCAATGTGCGATACAAAGTTGTTTGGAGCTTCTCGGAGGGTTTGTTTTTCCGGGGTATTAATAAGGAGCGTTTTTAGTGGTCATCCCTTAAGAACGACCCTATTTAATACACTGAGATCTATTATTTCTATTAGGAATTTATTATATAGTAAAGGTATGTATGATTATGGTCCTAATAAAACATTTCATTTGTTTTAAGCGGGTGATGATACTTTTATTATATGCGAACGAGCTATATTATTTGATCTTTAGAACGCGTTATTGATAGGTTATACGCTTGTACCTGGAAGTGTTCATGGTATTGGCTAGCTAATGAAGGATTTTAAAGTTTTAGAGAATAAGATAGATTTTTTATCTAGAGATGGTTATGTTACGAGAGATGAGTGTGTTGTAATTCGTTAAACTTTAAGAATTTTACAAACAGGGTTAATTTCCGATAAAGTTGGGAAAAAGATAACAGAACCATAATTTAACAATTCAATTACTAAGTCATTGTTTTCCTGGTTAGGAAACTTAAATATATTTAAAAATTTATTAGATTATAGGA